GGGTAGATGATATCATCCCCAAAAACGGAGTAGTTACCATCGACTTTAGCCAGATTTCCTACTGCCTTGATAAAGCAATAGAATAGAAGTGTTTCGATTGGGAAGGTAGCTGCGTTACCCATAGGAAGAACGGATCCGGTATAACAATGTCGGTCCGCTTTAACCTGATGTGTAAGGCACTTCCGTAAGGCTGCAAACCAAGGACGGGGTAAGATTCTCATGAGATGTTGCTTCATAATAGAATCTGACGCCCGTTCAAGATCAACAGTTACATGGCTCCTCGTTCGAGAGTACTTGCGTACCCAAAGACGATGCTTGTCTTGTAGACGAGCAATATTGAGACCATGCTCCTTCAATCTTCGGGTTACCATGTTCCCTATGCCGAATGAATAATATAAATTCAGCAAGGCAAGGGGGGTAATCATCCGATTGATCTTCCACGTCTTTGGAACCTGGTTGAGGACAAGCGACTCAGACAATGAGTAAGCCAGGCGCCCTTGTTTGTTAACAAGAGGCCCGACGGCTCGACGGAGGGCGTTATCAGAAGATAACACCTCTCGATCAAACCACTCATACATCTGTCTAGAGCTCGTAAATGCCCCAACATCGCCCAATTTATGGTCGATGTAAGCAAGGGACAATGGACATCCAATTGAACTCTTTTTGCCAAATTCAGCGAGTTCGACGACCTCTTCGGGTACAAACTTCCCGAGTATTCCACCACAGATTCTCCTTGCCTCTCGATAAATATTATAGAGGTATATTGTAGGAGTATCTTTCGGAGCCAGAAAAGCGCTCTGAGCATCGAAGTACGATGTCAGGGTACGCTCTTCCAGCTCCTTTGGGGTAAAGAGGTCATCGCTGAACGTATGTTTCTTTAGGAGCAATTCCAGCTGATAGGCCCTTTTGAAAAAGGCTGGCTCAGTTTGGAAGTATTTAGGAAATTGATATTCCCTAAATACTTTCGGTCCTTGGAGGAGCGAGTACTCAGCTCCCTCCAGGAAACCTTCCCCCATCGAATCGGCAAAGTCGCG